GGATAATTCGCCAAATCAGAATCATTGTTTACTTTCTGTATGTAGTATTTGATGCGTTTGTCAAGAGCGACTTTCTGTTGCGGATTAAGTTCTCCACCTATACGTCGATTAAAATCTGATACTAATAATCGTCCTAACATTTCCTCATTTTTCTTTGATGTGAATACAGCCCTAGTTTTATCTTGAACATTTGCCATTCACCTCTATCTATTATTGGTATAAGGTTCTTATCAAATTATAATACCGCTATGTAACACCTCCTAGTTAAGTTGAATATAACCATGATCTAAACTTTAACATATCAGTGTCTGAGGGATGTCTTCTAGTTATATCAACAAGACTACAGCCGTCTAACATAAGAATAATCATATACAGACAGTACATACCACATTCTGTATTCTTATATTGAAGTCTACGAGAACTATAGTGTAGCTTGAAATCGGAATCATGAGTTGTAAGCCATTTCATAAATTTTTCAACTTGATGTGGTGGTTTCATACCGTATGAATCAAAATATACACATACTTTCTTGTCTAAATCTATAAAATTTGCAACCCAATGACTCCCTGACTTGTAATGAGGGTCCAAATTATAGACGACACCAATATACTTTGTCCCATTTTTTAATGATTCCTTTACACTTAATGTACATATTTCATTCATAAGACATACACTCGTATTGGTAGGACCACTCTTGTACGGATTAGGAGCTCCAAAATCTATAGGAAATGGTCCCATAAATTCAAACTCAGGGAACGCCTCCTCGTATTGATTCATTACGGCAGAAATATTATTACTATCTAACCATTTATCATCGTCTTTCAACCAATCTTCGGGTTGTTGAGGGCGTAAATATTTCTTGGAAAGACTCGTTTTTTCACTAGATGACAGTGGTAATTCCATGAGAAATGTACGTTCACCCTTTTGTTCCAAGTCAAGTTCCTTTTCTATTTGCTTTCGTATTGCATTCCCCGAAGCTGGATTTAAATTAAGCTTTTTAGCAACTTTTTCTAGAACTTCTCTTGGAAAACAGCCTATAGCCGGTCTTGTGCTTCCAATAGATGGATGGCATTGATTCGGACCAGGCGATTTAATATCTTTACTCTTTTTTCTTGATGAACTCATTCTACACATAGTTTAGAATGGAAACACCCAAACAAGTAGTTTTAGTAAATTATTGGAATTATATATTTTCACCAGCACTTGCTTTAACTGCTCTTTTTGGCGTATATGTAGTATCTACACTTAGAGGGATACATACTACAAATACTGCGTATATAGGTGAGGGGATAAGAAAGATGAGAAACGTCTAACAGCTAAGGTCTAGTACCGAATTTATCTCATTAAATAACAGAAGATGTCATATGCAAATTTATTTTTTGGATTAACTATTGTAGTATTTTTCATTGTTGCAATTGTTACAACTATTTACATTAGTAACAAAATCGGTTCAAGTGATAATAGAGGAGATATTGCATCTGCAATTAGAACTATAACTATAGCAAATGTTGTACTTATCTTTTTATTAGCAGTTATATCATACATATATATAAACAACAGTCCGGGACCAGGAGCCCGTTCAACATATTATATGGTAATTATACATCTATCACTACTCTTTTCACTATCTTCACTTGGTGTTGCATCTATTGAAAAATTTAGTGCTTAGTTACCGGTTAGTACTTAATTTAAGTACTAACCTCTGCTGGCTAGAACGAGAATTTAATGATACTCCAATATAATAAAGCCATCGGCGGTACGCCTTCTTGCTTTATCTATGGGGACTAGCGTAGCAAATTCAGTACTAGACGGTACAGACCTTATGATACTAATAGGGATATAATACGATGTTGTAATCTAAATTTCCCACTCCATTGGTCTGTTGTCCTATAAATATGAAAGGATACCCCATTAATTTTCAAAACGATACGAACCTTTCGTCCTGGAGATAATAGCCCGGGTTCTATAGCTCCTTGTGACCATTCATTTTCAAAATATATATTCGGACCATGAATATCTGTATCATTAAGCGGACAGTATAAATTAATTTCAGAGTTTGTAATCATTGACTGTATGGAATTTTTAATTTCAGACATCTTCTTCATATATGGTTGATTAGGAAACCATTTCTGTTGGTTTAAAAATACTGCGTCTACTATCATATTATGCAGTGCAGTAATCTTATGTAAAACAGTAGGATGTTCATCTAATGATAATATGAGTCGCCCAGTTGAAGGCGTGTATGATTTAATTTTGATTGAAGGCAGTAAAATATTTAAAGATGAAAATACAATATCATTATCCTTATACGAAATAGAAATTGTTGGTTTTAATCCTGATGAAACTGTTTCTCCAATTTGTACTCGATTTACTTGAAATGTCTGTATAGGCACACACCACTCCATTTACTAAATATAGCGGCGTATCCTTAAACGGCATCCAAGGTCTTTGCAGATGGATCAGTCGAATTTGACCACCGAGGCATCCAGAAATATGGTACTACATTTGAAAATCCTGGAAAATACTGTTCAAAAATATTACGATAATATTTCATTTCACTCGTATATGGCGGATTGTGTTTATAGAACGGCACATTCTGTCCCGTGAGAGTGGTTGTAGCCTTTTCCTGTGCAATCATATACCACGGCTTCTCACCACTTACACCATCACTGAATGCCTCCTTCCTCCTCCAAAGAACCTCCTTTGGAAGAGTTACTCCGTCATCAAACGCCTTTCTCAACAGCCATTTTTCAGGCTGTTTAGTGGAAGGGCGACGATACTCGGAAGGGATTTGTAGAACGGTTTGAACAAAGGTTTTATCCAAGAAGGGAGTTCTCGGTTCCAAACCATGTGACGATATTGACCTATCACTTCTCAAAACATCAAACATGTGGATGTCCTCAAGAAGTCTTAGACTTTCGCTTTCATATTCCTTTAGACTTGGAGCCTTGTACATGTAAAGATATGAACCGAATAATTCATCGGCGCCATCACCATTAAAGACAACCTTACAATCTGTCTTTGCAACTTCTTTTGATACAAGCCAATTTCCTACTGAAGCACGCACAGTCGTCGTATCATAGGATTCAATCGCATAAATAACACTTTGAATCGCATTGAAAAATTCGTTCTCATCCAAAACGATTTCAGTATGTTTAGAACCAATCCATTTTGCAACAATCGCTGCGTGAAAAAGATCCTGCGAGCCCTTCATTCCAATAGAGAATGTTTTAAGAGGAGGGGCATTTACTGCACGGAGTTCTTTCGCAACGAGAGAAGCGATTAGACTACTATCCAATCCTCCACTGAGAAGAGCCGCACACGGTCTTTCTGTCATCATCCGCTTTTTTACAGCACTCTCCAATGATTTACGAACTGTCAGTGCTGCCATTTCAACATCCTTGAATAGGGGCTGCGGCTCTGTTACATGATTGTGATACCTAGCAGAATAGAGTAGAGTCCATTTAGTTACATCATAGACTTCATATGTACCTGGTTTAAAATGTTCTACAGATTCACATAATTCCATACTCTTCAATTCACTTCCGAAGAAGAGCTGTGTCTCTTTGACACGATCTTTCGTATAAACAGTTCGGAATCCCTTGTAAAGGGGTCTCACACCATAAGGGTCTCTTGCTACAATTGCTAGACGGCTATCACGGTCAATAATTACTGTCGCAAAGACTCCGTCAATGGCTCTAAAGATTTCTCCAAATTCTTCCATAGGTCTGTTTAAGTAATTTTGATACAGGTGTCCTACGGCTTCACAATCACTACCTGATGTGCATGTGAAACCGTATTTCGTTTGAAGCTCCTTCCAGTTATAGATTTCACCATTCGTTGCAAATACTGTACCACTACAATCCATCGGCTGCATGCCATCAGGTGTTAGACCATTTATAGCAAGACGCGTAAAACCGATAATTCCTCCCGATGCAATTTCAATCACTGAACCCGCTTCTGGACCACGCGCATAAAGTGTTTGAATACATCCAGAACAATCCCTATATTTTAATGAACCAAGTGCTAAAAAAATTCCGCACATATCTCATATTAATTCGTAAAAAGTCTATAAGCCTAAAATATGTATCACTGAGTAGAATGGACGCAAGTGATAGAATTCGTAAAAACAGGGCACAAACAACATGGGTATATTATTCAACAGTAACACTTGCGGGACAACCGGTGTGTAATACAAATTGTGGAGCAACTCTTGCTTCCACATGTGTTACACGATACACATCATTTCAAGAGCGCTACATTGTTGCGGATGGTCGTTCATGTAATACTTCTAACTATTGCGTCTAAGGGGACTTAAATTGCCCACTAGATTTTATAACATATGGAAACAACTAAAGGAAAGGGAGAACGTCTTAGAGAGGGAATTACAATTCTCAAGAAGTTGGGTGAACTTCCTAAAGACTTTCTTATGTTCGGACAACACAAGGAATACCTACAAATCAAATCTGAAATATCAAAATGGGTTGATACTGGAGTCGCTAGTGAATTACAGCTACCCCTATACAGACAGGGGCGTATTGCAGAACTTAAGCTACCCTCATCAGGCGCAACAGCAACTCTCGCGTTAAAGGTGATGAAGGAGGAACCCCAATCCGAGCTCGATTAAAAAGGGGGCTTAATCATTTCTTCTGAGACAAAGCAGAATGGCTTCGTCTCGCGCGGGAATCCTAAATGAAGGAGCTCTATATGAAACAATTGCTCGTGGAAATAAAGATACTTATTTCTTTAGCAAAGAATTCAAGGATACATTGAATCCGTTTGAAACTAGATACTTTCGTAGACCAGGACACGTCAGTGAAATTCGTCAAACAATTCCATTGAACGCTCCTGATTTCGGAAGAGTCTGCGAATTTGAATTTGAGGTTGCAGGTGACGTATTTTTGGATACAACCCTCTTGATTGATCTCCCCTCCTGGTTTCCACCGGTTGAGGCGGGTCTTAATCAGACCACTGGATACAGAATTGCAACACCCACTGGAAGAGAATACGGATATACAAGAGGCGCTGGCTATTTCCTTTTTTCATCCATCCAACTCTTCCAGGACAAAATCCTTCTTCAAGAATTCAGTGGCGATTCACTATGGGCTTCCAGACTATCAAAGGGTTCACTAAATTCGGCATACTTGGACCAGACTCTCACAGCAATGTCAGATGTTTCTGGAACAACTCTTTACAGGAATGCAACTCCCGGTAGACTTCGCCTAATTCTTCCAATGCTTGGAGGTGCAAGAGGTGTTCCATCA